GGGGCCTCGTGATTCCGCGCGCGGCCTGCTGGATCCCGCTGGCGACCCCGATCCCGTGTCCCGCGAGCGCGGCGCATACGATCGGCGGCAGCTGGGGCGTGCAGCGGGGCGCGCTCAAGTGTCGCTTCTCCGAGCGTGCGCGCTCGGGCCTCCTGGCGTCCGATTGCGGGCGCCTGGTGTATGTGGTCGCGGTCCGCGAGCTCGCGCTCCGGTTCGTCGCCGAGATCACCCGCGAGGAAGCGCCGCAGCTCGATGCGCTCTCGGACGCCGGCGTGCTCGCCTACTTTCGCGCGCGATGGCCGGAGGTGCCCAGTGTCGCGTGACGGCGCGCGTGACTTGTGCGCGCGCGCCGGCGTCGTATGTTGCGAGCACAATGCATCCAGCGTGTCCTGGCCCTCTCTGCCGTCGCCGGCAGTGGGGGCTATTCCGCATCGTCCGGCGGCCCCGTGGCACACCTCGAGCTCACCTGGGAAGAAATCTCGGCGCTGGCCGCGGCGGCCCGCGAGCGCGAGCAGATGCTCCGCATTCGCGGCGCGTGGGGCGCGGACATGGTCACGACCGAGCGTATCGAATCTGCGCTCGCGAAGTTGCGCCAGGCCTATCACCATTCGCACCGCGATGATTCGTCTCACGGTTGACACCTCCGCCATCACCGCGCACCTCGGCGCCTTTCAGGATCAGGTGCCCTTCGCAACGGCGCTGGCGCTCAATCGCACCGCGGACGCCGTGCAGTCGGCCATCCGGAGCGGCATCACCGAGCGCTTCACGATCCGGCGCCCCTGGGTGCTGCAAGGCGTGAAGATCGAGCGCCGCGATCGCGCGACGAAATTGATTCCCCAAGTCACCATCGGCATCGACGCACAGCGCGGCTTCCTGTCGAAGTTCGAAGCAGGCGGCGAGAAGCGCCCCGCCCAGGGCGGCCGCTCGCTCGCGCTGCCGAGCGCTGGCGTGCGGCCCGTGATCAGCGTGATTGTGCCCAAGGCCAAGCGACCGCGCGCGTTTCACTTCGTGCGCCGGGAGACGCAGAGCGGCTCGTCCTTCGAGATCTTCGAAGGCGCGCAGCACACCTTCATGATCCGCACGCCCGATGGACACGGCTACGTCTTCCAGCGCCTGAGCACGCATGGTCGGCGCCGGCGTGGTGCGCCGCGCCGGTTGCTCGGGCTGCACGGCGGCGATCCCAACGTGCAGCTGCTCTATGTGCTCGAACCCGAGGCGAAAATTGCGCCGACGCTCGAATTCGTGTCGACCGCGGAGCGCATCGTCACGGAGCAATTCACGTCCATCTTCAACGACGCCTGGCAGCAGGCCGTGGCGACGGCGCGATGAACAACACCATCGCGTGCACGCAGGCCGCGTGGCTGGCGGCCACGGCGGCGGGTCCTTCCAGCCCGTCCATCGCGGGACACGCGCGAGTGCGGTCTTTGTGTAGCGACAGAATGTCCGATTGTGTCAGTCGATGTCGCAGAAGGAACTGACGAAAGCGCAGCTTTGCGATCGATTCGGGGAGAGCGCGAAGCAGATCGAGCGATACGTCGCGGAGGGGCTGCCGTGTGCAGGCACCGGGCGCGCGCGGCGCTTTCCGTGGCCCGAAGCGATGCGCTGGCGCGACGAGCGCGTGAAGCGCCTGGAGCGCGACGCGACGGAGAAGCGCTTGACGCCGGCGACGGCGGACGCGGTGCAGCAGGCGAACAATCGCCGCCGTATCGCCGAGGCGCGGCTCATCGAGATCGAGTTGGCCGAGCGCGAAGGCCTGCTCGTGACCACGGCACATGTGGAGCAGGTGGTGAGCGAGCTCGGGGATCGCCTGCGCGCCGCGCTCATCAACCTCCCGGCGAATCATCTCCTCGACCTGGAACGGGTCGGCGTGGACCCCGCGCGCGCCCAGGCCGTGCTCGAGCAGATCGCCGAAGCGCTGACGCGCACGCTCCGCGCCGCGGCGGACGATCTCGAAGCGGTGGAGGATGACGAGCCCCTCCCCGCTTGACGCGCGCACGAGTCTCGCGCGCACGCGCCAGGTCGCCGCGGCCGCCATCCGAAAGTGCATCCGCTTGCCGCCGCGGCTCACGCTTTCGGCCTGGGCCGATCGCTACCGCGTGCTGTCGCCGGAATCCTCGGCCGAGCCGGGCCCGTGGCGCACCGAGCGCGTGCCGTACTTGCGGGAGATCATGGACACGATCTCGGGCCGAGACTATCAGGACGTCACGGTGGTGAAGAGCTCGCAAACCGCCGGGACCGAGGCGCTCAATAACGCGGTCGGCTACTACATCGATCAGGAACCGAGCCCGATCCTCGTCGTGCAACCGAACGTGAAGCCAATGGCCGAGGCCTGGTCCAAGGATCGGCTCGCGCCCATGCTCCGCGACTCGCCCCGGCTCAAGGGGAAAGTGAAGGACCCGCGCGCGCGCGATAGCGGGAATACGGTCCTGCACAAAGTCTTTCCCGGCGGCTATATCACGGCGATCGGCGCGAATTCCGCGGCGGGCCTCGCCTCGCGGCCGATTCGCGTGGTGTTGGCCGATGAGCTCGACCGCTGGGGCAAGAGCGCCGGCACGGAGGGCGACCCGCTGGCCCTCGCGGAAGCGCGCACCATCACGTTTCGCCACCGCAAGAAGGTGGTGAAGATCTCGACCCCCGGGAACGAAGGCGAGTCGCGTATCGAGCGCGAATGGGCGGCGAGCGATCAACGCACCTTCCACGTGCCCTGCCCCCAATGTGGCCACTATCAGCCCCTCGAATGGCGCACCACGGAGAACGGGCCGCCGGGCATCGTCGCCGGGCGTGGCGCCTATCGGCTCGTCTGGGAAAAGGAGAGCGATGGCGACGGCGACGCCGTGATCCACCACCCGGAGACCGCGGTGTATCAGTGCCGGAGCTGCGAGCAGTTGATCCCGGAATCCGCGAAGCCCGCCATGCTCGCGGCCGGGCGGTGGGTCAAGGGCAACCCGAGCGCGACCCGCGCGGGCTTTCACGTCTCGGGCTTACTTTCGCCCTGGGTGCGCTGGAGCGAGCTCGCGACCGAGTGGCTGCGCGTGCGGCACGAGCCCGAGGGCCGGAAGACGTTCATCAACACGAAGCTCGGGTTGCTCTATGTCGAATCCGGGGAGATGCCCGATGCCACGACGCTCGAAGCGCGCGCGGAGCGCTACGCCGCCGAGGTGCCCGCCGGCGTCGCGGTGCTGACCGCCGGGATTGACGTGCAGGCCGATCGCCTGGAACTCCAAGTGACGGGATGGGGCTACCGCGAGGAGTCCTGGATGATTCGGCTTGAACGGATCTATGGGGATCCCGAAGGCGACGAGGTCTGGGCGCGCGCCGAGGCGCTGCTCGCGCAGCCCTGGCGCCACGAGTCGGGCGCCGCGCTCCGCGTGGCCTGCTGCATGGTGGATTCCGGGTATGCTACCAACGCCGTCTATGCCTTCGTGCGGCCGCGGCAGCTCAACGGGGTATTCGCGGCCAAAGGCAACGACGATGCGAAGGTGCCCCTCTCGCGGGCGTCGCGGGCCAATCGGGACCACGTCAAAGTCTTCACCTACGCGCCGAGCAAATTCAAGGACACGCTCTTCGCGCGCCTCAAGAAGCAAGTCCCGGGCGCCGGCTATTATCACTTCGGCACGCGCGAGCAGACCGGGGCTGATCCCGCGTACTTCCAGCAGTTCGGCGCCGAGCGGCGCGCGGTGCACTACGAGCGCGGCCGTTTCGTGGTCACATACGCGAATCCCGCGCGCAAGCGGAACGAATCCATCGATCTCTCGGTGCTGACCCTGATCGCGCTCCGGGCCATGGGCATGGGCGTCACTGAGCACCTTAAGCAGATTCACGCCAAGCTCGTCGCGCGCGGACAGGCGCAGACGGAGGCGGCGACCGACGCCGCGGCGCAGGCCGCCGAGGCGGAGCAGCGGGGCGCCGACGCGTCGGACGCGCCCGTCGAGGCGTCCGCGGCGGCAGCCGCGGAGGCACCACGCGCGCCGGCCAAACCCCGCCGCGCGCGAAACTGGGTGAACCGCTGGCGCTAGTTGCTGGCCACGGGCGATGTTGCGCGTCGCCAGTTGCGTCGTTATATAGCCCGACAACGCATGCCGCGACGCGGCCCCTTGCCCGGACTTCCGGGTGGGGGGCCGTTTTCTTTTTCCACACCGGTTGTGGATCCTTCCATTCCCACGCAGGAGCCCGCGGTCGTCGTGCCAGGGGATACCTGGCAATGGGCGATCACGCTCGCCGACTACCCGCCCTCGGACGGCTGGTCGCTCACGTACGCGCTCCGCGGCGCCGGCACCATTGATCTCGAGGCGACCGCGCTCGACGCGCTGACGTTCCTCGTGACGGCGAACGCGTGGGACACGAAGCCCTTGCCGAGCGGCCCGTACCAGTTCGCCGCCATCGCGACGCGCATCTTCTCGGGCACCCAACGGCGCGCCACGGTGCGCACGGGCGTCATCCAGGTGGCCACGGATCTCGCGGCCGCCGCCGCCGGCGCCGTCATCTCGCCGGCGGAGCAGATGCTGACGCAGATCCAGGCTGTGCTGCAGGGCCGCGCCACGGCCGACGTCGAGTCGTACCAGATCGCGGGCCGGGCGCTCACCAAGATCCCGATGCACGAGCTCCTGGCGCTCGAGACGATCTACGCGGCGCGCGTCTGGCGCGAGCGGCATCCGCGGGCGGCCTTCCCCGTCCGCCGGACCCGGTTCGCATGAGGGCCGCCCACCCGCGACCGTCGCTCCGCGAGCGTATGGCAGCGTTCTGGCACCCGCGCGCGCTCCCGTCCCGCGTGCACCGCGCGGCGTCCAGCAGCTTCGCCGGCGCCGACACCGGTCGGCTCTACAGCGATTGGTTCGCTGGGAATTTCTCGGCGGACTTCGAAATCCGGAGCGCCAATCGACTGCTCCGCGCGCGGGCCCGCTCGCTCGTCCGCGACAGCGCGTACTTCGCCGGGTGGGTCAACGAGCTCGCCGCCAACGTGGTGGGGCCGGCCGGCATCCGGCTCAAGGCGCGCGTCAAGCTCGCGACGACCGAGCTCCACAGCCCGACGAACGCGCGGATCGAGGCCGCGTGGAGCGATTTCGGACTCCCGGAGCATGTGAGCGCCGACCACCAGGACGACTGGCCCTCGCTCCAGCGGCTCATCCTCAAGACGATCGCGACCGACGGCGAGTGCTTCATTCAGACGCTGCCGTATTTCGACAACGCGCACGGGTTCGCACTCCGGCTCATCGACGCGGACCAGGTCGATGAGACCTACACGCGGCTCCCGAGCCCGGGGGTGAACGAGATCCGGATGGGCGTGGAGCTCGACCCCTACAATGCCCCCGTCGCCTACCACGTGTGGACGCGCCATCCCGCGGACGCCGGCGCCCGCCAACGCATTCGGATCCTGGCGAGCGAGATGGTGCACCTCTTCGTCCGCTACCGCGTGAATCAGACGCGCGGGGTGACGTGGCTCGCGCCCGTGCTCACCTCGAGCCGGATGCTCGATGGCTACACCGAGGCCGAGCTCGTGGCCGCGCGCATGAACGCCGCGCAGATGGGCGTGATCGTGACGCCGGACCCGGCGAACGCCGGCGCCATGGATCCAAATGAAGCGCCGGACCAGCGGGAGATCGAGGCGTCGCCGGGATCGTTCCCCGAGCTCGCGCCCGGGCAGGATCTCCGGCTCTTCAATCCGCAGCATCCCGCGACGGCGTTCAAGGATTTCTCGCAGACCATCCTCCGTGGCGTGGCCCGGGGGCTCGGGGCGAGCTACATGTCCTTCACCGGCGACCTCTCGACGGCGACCTACTCCTCGGCGCGGATCGGGATGCTCGCGGAGCGCGACATCTACCGCACGCTGCAGGCCTGGCTGGCGATGAAGCTCTGTCGCCCGGTCTACCTGGGCTGGGTGCCCATGGCGCAGCTCACCGGCGCCCTGGTCCTGGATCAGCGGCTCGCCGCCGACGCGACACAGGTCACGTGGAAAGCGCGCGGCTGGAGCTGGGTCGACCCCCTCAAGGACATCCAGGCGCGCATCCTGGGCGTCCAGCATGGCATGGACGACCGCACGAGCACGCTCGACGACGAGGGCGAGGACCTGGAGGAGACCTTCCAGAATCTCGCGCGCGAGCAGGAGCTCGCCGACAAGTACGGCATCTCGATCATCCCGCCCGCGGGGCGCCTCACGACATCGACCGCGGACAAGGCGATCGATGAGGAGACGGCCGGCACGCCCGAAGATCCGACGGGCGCTCCCAACGCGCCGCGTGGCGCGCATCTGCTGCGTGCGGTGAGGTAACCCATGCGACTCCGTTATGACTCGATCCTCCGCGCCGTCGCCTCGACGGCCTGGGCGGTGGATCCCGCGAAGGGCGAGGAAATCTTGTCG